CAATACAGCTTTCTTTATTTCAGTTGTTTTCATTCATACCCATAAGTCCTGGCGGAACTTATTGGAACGGCTACTTTAAAAAATGATGGATTAATGTCAAAATCAGGTTTCCTGAGTGCTATTGGATTAAATTTGGAAGGTGATGCCAATACCGTAAATAACGGAGTTTATAAATTTGACTCACAACAGGACAATATGCCCGTGAATTATGGCATATTAGTTGCATTTTCTTGTGACGGATGGATTCGTATGCAATTATGTGCAGGTGGAGATAATGGATTAGCATATATAAGAATGCATTATAATAGTTGGACATCATGGAAACAACTATAATATTAATTTCCGAAGAGAATACTTCAGCTCGACAGAAGATACATTCCCAGTCTTATATGTAATTTTATATTTGTCAGTACCGGTTCTGGATACCTCTAGCGTAACATTACTTGTGTAGCTATATTCAGATATTTTAGTTATACCAGCAGCATATACGGATGCCCATGCTAATATGTACGTAGCTAGATACTCCGTATTACTAGCACTAGCACGAATTGAAAGTAAATATATACTTGCCGTGTTAGTTTCTCCTATTTCAACGGATTCCCCAACTTGAAGTATTGTTGTTACCGTGCTATTAATCCCAATAAGTCCCGCCAGGCAGATTTAGCACTGGCGGAACTGATGGGAGCGGTTCTACTGAAAGGAGTTACAAAAAGTGACTTGGATAATGGGCTTACCAGCCCATCGCGCATGATTGTAATGTTTGTGTCAGGGTATATCAATCAAATAACCCCAACCGCCAATTACATATCAGGATATGCAGTAAGATACACATCTCTTAACACAGAAATGCAGGTTGTTGTCGATTATGCAGGTAAATTATATTCGAGAACAAAGAACTTATCGGATGGCTCATGGACAGTGTCTACAGCTAGTTATAACTTATATGCATATATTATTAGCTCTTCGTTTACTCTATCTATTGTTAAAGGACAAGATGGCAACGGGCTTATTAAAATCAATAGGGCCTAATATTATAATCGAGTCCATTTAAACTATGATTAAAATTCTCTCCACTCTCCCCATGAATTACCACCATTAGAAGACATACGGGTAAACCGTTTATTGTCATATATGGACATTGCTATTTGCGTGTGATATTCACCTTGACTGAAATATAATAAATTCCCATAAGTGAATAAATCGAAGTTAATAGTTCCTAGAGATATATTAATCATATATACCCTATTATTCAAACAATTATCCGGATTTATGACAATACCACCATCCCTGAACCAAGTATTGTTAATCCCAATAAGTCCCGCCAGAACTGACGCAACCTGCTCTTTTGTCATTACTCCGACGGCATTTCCGGCGGCATTCACGGCCACAAAACTGGAGATGTCTTCCAAAGCTGGGAGAGCCAGTGTAGACTTCTTCAAAAGTTCCGTTTTCGACACCTTATGCGGCACGCCGTTTGTATCGTACACCTGTACCGTTTCACCATCTTCTTCCGTTGTCTGATTCTTCATACTTTCTGTATGTTTCAATAGATTGTCAGTTTCTTCACCTGTAAAGCTTAATACAAAATCTTCTTCTGCTGCCATAATTGTTTTTAATTTATAGTTATTAATGATATTACCAACATTGTATATTATAATTATCTCATTGCATCATTAAGCCCAGCAAGAAACCATGGAAGAAGCGACGCTGCATGATGTCTTACCCTGTTAACTTCATCATCTGAAAATTCGGTATCGTCATCGCTGGAAAAAATTTTCTCAGCCAATTTTAAATCAGCAATACCAACTCCTGTCACATTGAAAATGTTATCTGCAAACATTTCTCTGACATCAATCTCCACGAAATCGGATTTATCTATCTTCGTGTACTTCTTAAATTTCTTAAAATCTATTTTCATGATTAATCGACTAAAATTCCATTTTCAAAAACCAGTTTATACGTTGAAGGTATCGAACCATTCTGTATAGTCCATAATATTGTTCTCGTTGCTCCTTTTTTGTATGTATATGATCCATCGGCTTGCAATGACCATCCGGTACCGAACTCATTAGACAATATCGTATTGGTATAAAGATTTCCGTTTACATGTACTCCTCCGTCAAAATATCCGGCATAAGTATTAGAACTATGTGGCTTGCTAGTACCGTTCCTTGAAGCATAGATGCATGCTCCACCGTCATTGCTTCCAATTACTTTAACCCCAAATTTCCCGTCAGTCGCACCATTGAAATTTATGTCAATCATACCACTGTTATCATCCGTAGGAACACCAATCCGTATACTCCTGCTATCATTGCCGAAAAAATCCCTTCCCTTCCAATTCAAGGAACCGTTGTCTATAGTGAAACCTCCAATCTTAGCACCATCGGCAGATATTGTTCCGGAAAAAGTACCTTTAGCGGCTTTCAGTTCACCCGAAAATGTACCGTCCGCACCATCCAGATGTTTCACTTTTAACGAGTTTACATCTATGCACTCTGTAAGAAGAAGTGGTTTCCCATTTTTAACCGTAAACACGGCTATTCCTTTCCCTTCAGAACTTTTAATTTTAAACTTATCTGAAGAAATAACAATCTCATTTTTTTCGATGTCAATACCCGTAGCACCAAGTTTAATTGAGATATTTTTCTCTGCTACATCTACAACGCTTTCACCATTTGACAACAATATTCTTGCTGCACGTACCTCTATTTCTCCAGAAGCAAGTCTGATATAATTTGTCTTGTCCCTATTACCGATATATGTCTTTCCATAAACATTAAAGTATCCTTCTTTAGTTAGACGATCATATCCGATTGAAACTATATCTTTCCCTGAGAGGGAGTAAGAACTTATCCCCTGATAGAAGGTAAGAGAAGGCGCACCGTCTCCGTATGCAGACAACACGATTGCAGCCTGATAGTCCGGGTCGGCTATGTCTCCAAGTTGTACCATCACGTCACCCACTTTGGGTATATCGCTTCCTTCGTCACAATGATTCACGGATACATCTATCCAGTTATCACCAACATTTTCCACCAGACGCCACCAATAGTGATTGGATACGCCGTCATACGCGCCTTCCTTAATATTAAAGGACTGTGAGCGTACTAAATTCCCTGGCTTAAAACGATTTTCTATGGCTTTCTCACCATCATCTGCAAGGAAGTAACAGCGATAAACAGAACCATAAGTTCCAGGAGATGAGTAACCTCTTTTCCCGTCTGAGAACTTGACTCCTTTACCATCCTTGAAACGAATTCCTTTTTTTTCTATAAACTCGACCTTAGTAATCGTTGCTCTGGCCCCGCTGGCGTTGAACATGAAGGAAGCTCCGGCCAGCTCGGTCTCCATTATTGAAAGTAACTGGAAGATAGCTTTCTTGCGCACGTACAGTTTGTCAATCCATCCGACAGACTCGCCGCCCTTTTCTGAAGAGAATGACATACCAGCACCCATCATACCGGTCACGAAGTCAATTGATTCCAGGAAAGGAGATATGATACCGCCAAGAAGCTTAATGAGATAGTTTGTCTGGTCTTCCTTGTCCTTTCTCAATAATGTTGCAAGTGACCGTTTTGCCGAAAATACGTTACTGTCCGATGGGGCAGTAGAATCATTGGTCTTAATCACATATATGCTACTACCTCCGCCTCCAACATAAGTATGCCCTTTATACGTAATCGACTCCAGTTTCTCTTCCACATCATTAAGGCGAGAGTAGGGCATACTTTCCCCAATAGTATATACCGGAGAATCCCATGGAATGTCAAGGTTAAACTCCCATCCGAGAACACGGCTTTCACGGCCATTCTCAAAAAAGGCTTTATTGACCAGGTTTATCTTTTGCCCGAACTCGAAAAAGCGTTTCAGCTTGTCTTCATTAACCCATTCTGACCGGAGGGTAGTGTAGTATGTACCATCGTCCTTTTTTCGCTGGTCTGCTATCTTCTGTGCCTTCTCTTTCAGTTCCTGCTCCGCGTCCGGAATCATTTGTACAGAAACAAACTTTGGATCAAAACCGGAAAGGATATACTTGTCATCATTTTCAGGATATATGGTATCATCCGGCAATGGACGTCCGTAGTCTTCGCTGCGGACAATTTCCCAAAGCTGGCTTCCGTTGTTGTCCGGGTCAAAAATAACACCGAACTCCAATCCATTCATTTTGCCGGACTGAAAGATAATTGTCAGCTCTTGTCCCGGAAGTATGTAGTCCTTGGAGAAATTCAGGCCAGTATCACGATAGCGATAGTAAGTCACGGTTTCCTGACCTCCGTCTTCATTTGTAACGGTTTCCGTCCTCGTAGATACACTTGACATCGTACTTTCAAGTCGGGGATATACCTCGTCAAATACCACGATGTCTTCAATTGCTTCTTCCTGGCTCATGTCAGGATACACATCTATGTATGGCGTACCAGCGGGAAGCATAAGTCGTCTTTGCACAACTCCGTTTACTACCGTCTGCTCTTCAATGGAACGGTAGTTCTCAGGTATGTTTCTTGTAGATCCGAATGCATAAATGCGGGTGGCATAAGTGCCTTTGCTCTCACTGCGAGTCATGGCAGACGCTTCAACCCCTAACTCGATTTTCACGGCATCACCGAATTCGTTTCGCCCAAAATGAATTACGTTGTCCGTTATCCAGCAATCACAGTTCCACTTATCCTCACCCGCCATTGAGAATAAGGCATCCAGCAGGTTCATATTGTCATACGTCATTGCAACTGCCTTATTCTCTACTGTTGAATCTATTTCAAATACGAATTCTTTTCCCTTATAGGTATATCCCAAAGCTTTCAGGTTACGTAAGAACACACCAAGCTGTACATCAAGGGCTGCGGTGAGAGACCATGACGCTTCATATCCAGCATGTTCAGGAGTGTATTTGAAAATTTTGTTTTTCCACTTCCAGTAGTAAGCATCCAGTTTCAGCTCATAATCATATCCAGCGGTAGAAGCATTGAAAGAAGGTTTCTGCAAGTCAGTTACCTCATATACTTTTGAAAGTAATCCGCCCAGAGAATCATCCAGAACCCCAGAAAGGTCTACATAGTCACCAAGTTTAAAATATATAGGTTCAGGCACGGAAAAGGGGAGAACGATGTAGTCCTCTTTCATCAGTGTAAACTTTCCCTTCGCCCCTTTGTTGATAGGGGTAGAGAACCTTGTTTTTCCGGATATGTCCTTAATTTCAATCATATCCCCAAAGTTCATAAATAACAAATGGAAGCCCTAAAAATCCGGACTTCCATTTGAAACAATAAAGGAAATGTTTGTTATTCGCTTCTGTCCATGGGATTCGGTTCGCAAAACTTACTTGAAACCTTACCGAAACACCTGTCAATACTTAACCCGTAAGAGATGCTTTTCCCCAGGTAAACCAGCTTGAAGACTTCGCTCCCAAGAGCGGGGATTTTGATGTTTACGGCTCCCTTCTCCAGTTCTGACTGAAAGGCTTTCTTCTTTGTCCGATAGTCACCTTCTGAGTCTCCTTCTATGGTGAACTGGAGAGTGATTTCACGCGATGCTACTTTTGCATTGTCGGTTATTATTCGCTTCCCGTGCTCCAGACGGCTCTCATCTTCGATGTAGTCTTTCATCTGGTTGAATCCGTCGATAGCATCGAGAAAACTGTCACCCATGCGGACACCCCATGTGCTCCAGGCATCCTTCCCGTTAATAAATAAATCTCCTGTCATAGTCTTGCTGTATTACGTTTCACTTCGGCAATGTCGGCCTGCATCTGTTTGATAGGTTTGACAATTTCGCCTGTGTTCTCTCTGATTTGCTGTAACTCCAAATAGGAATTGGCCAGGATAGTACGTGTCTCGTCGGCAATGTTGTACAGACCGGTCACTTGTGATGTCAGGGAGCCGATGGAACCTCGCAGTTCGGTAATAGCTACCGTTTGCTGCTGTTCTGCCGTCTCAATACGAAGATTGGACTCATACACGGCTGTAAACCGCCCACTCAGTTCCCCGGCATCCTCGTGCGTCATTTCTGTACCGAATCCGCGGCTGGAGGCCGACTGCTTGGAACTGCTGCCAGCCTTGTCGTATCCGGTAGCTGCGGCAAGTTCATCCCGTAGTTTCAATGCTTCATTCACGTACCCCATATATTCGTTTTGGAGTGAATTACGTTCACTCTCACTCAGGTTTCCGTCCTTCATACTTTCACCGAATCTGTTCCACCAGTCTTCCAGCTTCTGGCTGTACATGTTACCGATTTTATCTGAAAGCATGGCACGCATAAAGTATTCTGATAGGTTATCCGCAAAATCTTCCGCCGATGCATCCATATCCATAAGGGTATCGATGAAACTATCATACATGGAATCAAAACTTATTCCGGTAAGCTGTTCGAAAAGTCCCTCTTTCAGTCCTTCGAGGTTTCCGGCCAGATCTGCATATTCATCTAGTGCATCAACGACAGCATTTCCATAGCCTCCTTTTCCTGAATCGGCCATTTTCTGCCACAAGTCTACATTCTGACGTAATAAGTCCATCTGCTCCGGCGACATCTGCCACAAGGAATCTGTACCTGTGAATTCTGCCATGACATTTTCTCGAATCCATTGTATGTCACTTTCCGACCAGCCCATGTAATAGGCCCAGCTATGATGCTTACTGTGATAGCCAGCATTTGCCTGCGCTTTTGCAAGGACATTCTTGTTGTATTCCTCCTGATACTTGATGGCTTTATTGTACTCTGCTACGGATTTCTCGCTTCCCTTGCTGGACTTCATTTCTTCCGTAAGGGATTCGATGACAGACTGCAACTTTTCGTTTCTGTCCGTGAGTCTGTTGATGGTATCCTGCACCTCTTTTTCGTTTCCTCCAATACCGAAAAGTTTGCTGAATCCGCCGAAAGTCAAAGTATCCCATATTCCACCTACAGACTTAAAGACACTACTGAATATGTTACCTACGAAACCATCCAGCCCCTGTGTCCCGATAGCATCTAAAAGAGAAAATGCAGCTCCAATTATACCTCCAAGTTTCTCGCTCTCTTCTGCAAATATGTCTACTATATTTCCGGCCAAATCACCGACCTGAGAGAGTGAAATTTCAGAATTTGAACCAAGCTGGGTAATGACGTTCGACAATGTGACAAGGTTGCTTGTCGTTTTATCTGTCGACTTTTGTACATTGACCTGAGCGTTCTGCTGTCTTTTTTGGGCATCATTCAGTTTCTTCGTGGCCGCTTCCTTCTGCTCATCTGTTCCGCTTCTCATGGCTTCGTTGTATTCCTCCTGAGCTTGTGACAGTTCTTCCTGTGCCTTGGCTAATTCGCTTAACTGTTTGGGTAGGTCGGCCAGCAATCCTCCTTTGTCGATAAGGGTTGACTGGATGTTGCTTAAAGCCTCGTCAATGACCTTCTTCTGGTCAACAGCCATATTCTTGTATTCTTCGGAGTTCTTGAAGTCCCTAAGCTGCTGCTTTACCTTGTTCAGGGACTTTTTGGATACCTTGTCCAAGTCACCGAAGATAAGTTCCCAGTTGATTCCCTGTTTCAGCTTCTCAAGATCAAGGGAGGAGAGTGCCTTATCCATTTCTTTCTGGAGTATGTCCTTGTCTCCCTGGGTAGTGGCTTCCGAGATTTTACGGGTGTACTCGGCTATGATTGCATCACGTTTCTGCATGAACGTACCGTAGCTTTTCAGGTAACGTTCGTTGGCCTCGATTGCAGCTTGATTTTCAGTTTCTGTAATTTCGGCCAGACCTTTTTCACGCGACGTCATGGCATTAGACGCACGACTTCCTAATACTTCCCGCTGTTCAACGTAAGCTTTCCTCCTTGCGCATCTTCCCATTTTTTGCGCTGTTTCCTAATTTCATCGATTTCTCGCTGGTAATCCAGCTCAATCTGTCTGCGCTTCTTTTCAGAACCTTCTTCCATCAGGTTGATTTCTTCCTGCTGATTTGTTCTGCGAAGCTGAAGGAGTTCTTCTGCAACCTGTTGCTGCTCTTTCTTTTGTCGCTCGGCATCTTTCTTCGCATTATTCTCTTGTTTGGCCAGAGTGTCTCCTGTTACACCACCGAGCGATTTATATGATTTTTCTGCTGCTTCCAACTCTTCTACAGCTTTCTTATAAGCAGATTCAGTGCCTTTTTTAGCATCCTCTACGGCCTTTAATTTTGCTTCGTAAACAGCTTTTGCTTCTTTATATGCTTGCTGATACGTCTTTTCCGATGCTTCTCTTTGCGATTCCAGGCCAGATATGGTGCCGTCAATCCCTTTTAACGCTGCTTGCGCATTATTGAACCGTATTTGAACGTCAATAGGAATTGTTGCAAAAGGAAAATTCTTAATTTTTTCTTGCTCTTCCTGCAATATTTGTCTTGCTATATTGTATTCGCGTATAATCTGCTCACGATTACTTCTTGCTTCCATCAGCTTGACTTCAACAGGTTTCGAGTTTTCCTCTGTTTCCTTTTTCAGTCGATTATATTCGCTCAAGGCTGATTTCCACTTGTTAAGATTTGCTTTTGCTGATTCTATTTGTGAAGCGATTAATGGGGCACCTTGTCCCGCATTTTTTAAAGAAGCATTTAATGATTTTATTTTCTCCTCCCATTGTTGAATATTCTTTAGTATGTTTTCATAACTGTTCTTGTCTCGTTCCTTATTCAGTTCTTTATTTGCTTCTGCAAGATTGAGTACAGCCAGTTGTTCACGGGTATAAGCAGAAGAAAGTGCAGGAGAATACCTTTGTAGTTCCTCATAGGCCTTTATCTTTGAAAACTCGGTTTCTGTCTCATCTTGGATAACGCGTATCAGCTCTTCTATTTTTTTCTTGCGTTCCTCTTCCTGATTCGCAAAATTCTTTTGTTCTTCATTGAATTTTTGCTGTGCCTTTTCCGATGCGGTTGTGCTGTCATGAAAGGCCCACATAGTAGCAACAAGCCCGGCAAGAACCGTAGCTGCCAGTACATACGGGTTAGCTTCCATAACCGTATTCAAAGCCTTTTGTGCTATCATTTGAGCTTTGGTAACCAAGATTGCAAGTTCCATTCTGGCCGTTAATGTATCCTGAGCTATTCGCACAACAATAAGAGCGGTTTTATATGTCCCGTATGTAGCAATCAGTCCTATCAAAATCTTACCAACAGTTTCATAGTTCTCAATAAGACCTTTCAATCCTGAAATACCTGCAGAAGCAATTCCCTGAGTATCTTTCCCAATCTCATTCAACATTGTATCCCAAGCATCTCCAAGGTTACTCAACTGACCTGTAAGAGACTTAGACTGTTCTTGCATCAGGTTATAATAGATTCCTGATTCACTAGTCATATTTTTGAAGGCCTGTTCTACTTCTTTAAATCCTACCTTGCCTTCCTTTACTAAACCGGAAACTTCATCTTTTGTCACACCAAGCACTTTTGCCAGTTCCTCGTAGATGGGAATACCACGTCCTGCAAACTGACGAATATCGACAGCATAGGCCCTTCCTTGTGTCCTTAATGTGCCATAGAGATAGGCTATTTCACTAAGCTGGGAGCCAACACCGGCGGCTACATTACCAAGCATGACAAGTTCATCACCCACATTCTCAGCTGACGAGCCGTAAGCAATCATTTGCTTGGCAGATGATGCCACCCCTTGAAGGTCGAAGGGTGTCTTTGCGGCAATATCCACCAGCTCTGACATCAGTTTATCTGCTTTTTCCTTACTTTTCAGCATGGTTGAAAAAGCAATTTCAAGCTGCTGGAATTGTCCTCGTACATTAACAAGTTCTGTAACAAAGTTTTTCAAGGCAGTTACTCCACCTATTATACCAAGTACTTTGGTTAAGGAAACGGACATCTTTTCATTTGCTTCGACCGTTTCGCCGGCTTCTTCCTTAAAAGCTGCATATTCATCCTTCAGTCTCTTTACTGAAAGACGGGCTTCTGCCTGCTGTTGAGTAAGTCCAAACAAAATATCTTTCTGCTCCCTTAACTTATCGGTTTGAGCTTTTATCTGCTCCGACATACCGCTGGTATTACCACCCGACTTTACAGTTTCTCGGTATTTCTCTTTCAATAAAGTAAGCTCATTTTGTAATTGCCTAATGACACCCCTTTGTGAAGTAATATTTGCAGAGAGGTTGTTTACTGTTTGTGAAGCGCTGTAAATTCCATTTTTGAAATCACGCTCCATTGTAGCTCCAACTTTAGCCGCCTCGGTTACCAGCCCCATCATTTGTTGGCGAGCAGATGCCAATTGGGTTTCCAAAGCCCTTGCCGCTGCCGGAGATTTGTTCACGTCCATCTTTTTGAGTTGGGCTTCCAGCTTTTCACATTCTTGTCTTAGCTTTACGACCTGTTCCCAGTCACTTGATACACGGAATACGAGTGTTGCCATAAATAAAAATCTAAATATTAATGCTTAAAATTATGATATAAGCAAATAGTATTCAGACTTTTTGAAATCAAAAACGAAACAACTTGGCAATTGTCGTGTAATTTAACTTCTATTTTTGAATAATTAGACTCCATCTCGGAATAGAACAAAAAAGGCGCACCATTATGATGCGCCCGATTGTCAATTTGTTCTTTAATTTATATCAGAGCCTCACGGCTGGAATATCAAAACTTGACATTTGCCATTCTTTTAAGTATCTCATTGTATTTTGATTGTATGATAGCTCTTTGCTTTTCTGATGCTGTAATTATCTTTCCTTTATACTTTCGCATTACAGATTCATTTATACCTATTTCCTTTGCAAACTTACTTGCATTAATAAAAGGGAACGCTTCAAAAAATCCACTTAAGTCATACACATACTCCACAGAATAGCCAGCTTTATACCAACTTGGAAATTCACCATGTTTTTCTTTGTAATATTCTGCCTGTTCCTCTAAAACAGAAACAAAGTCCTCTTTCGCTTCTTGTTCTGTAAGCCCAAAGCCATACGCACCGTTTACATCTTCAGAATAGATAGAAATTCCTCCATCATCTGCTTTTTCAATAATAGCCTGAATCTTCTTCATAATCGTGTATTTTAAGTTTTGTCAATTAAATGCACCCACCGAAGTGGGTGCTGTTCTTTTACTTCTTTAACCCCGCCTTTTTCATCATGCTGTCAAGAGTACCTTTAGGTATCTCTTTGGCTGGATGTCTGCCTACAGGGATAAAGTAGTCAAAGTCGGGATGAACATACTTGTGATGTTTCTTTCCCTTTTCGATTGTCCAGCCTGCTGACTCAATCAATTTGTAAAACTCTGAAAACTTCATAAATCAAAGAACTTTTAATTGACAATGCAAAGGTAACATTTTCGTTACTATTAAGCAAGCTTTGTAACGTAAAAAAGTAACGTTTCTGTTGCTTTTTAACATTCTAATAGAGCCATATCTATTTCTTGTTTCTTCTTCTGCGTGAAGCCATATCCTTGCCTTTCACCTTCGTGACTTTTGTCCCGGTTACAGTATGAAGCTTGTCACGCTGCATTAATACTAAATTCCTGTATGGTATCTCATAGACCACTTCCCGGTATGACAGATGCAGATTTTCCATGAACGATGCAATCTGTCCCAAGAGAGTATCATTTCCTACAACCTCGGTTTCGCTGCCAGCAGACTTACGTTCCTCGCCAAGCTGACAGCTTTGAGAAAAACCTTTGAGTCAATCATAGAGAGTGTTTCATCCAATGCGTCCACATTCTCTTCGTATGTTCCTTTTGCCAGTTCTTCGCTCAAGTTTTCGTCACCAGCTATCAGCCAGGAAAGAGCCCTGCTGTAGGCCTCACTTTCTCCCAGGGAGAGAAGAACTTCTTTCAAATTGTCTGCTTCTTGTACACCTGACAAATGGGAGATTGCTCCGGCCAGTTTGTTGATAGTAGGAGGGTAGACCGTGTAGGCTTTCCCAGCGACAAACACCGTTCTGAAATCACTTCCGATAATGGATTCAGTTACTATTTTTGCTCCTTGATTCATTCTGATAAAAGATAAAAATTAAGGGGTGAAGCCATAAAGCCCACCCCTGTTATGGAATTCAATCTCTACCTATTGGATAGGCATTAAGCACCTGCTGTTACTTCAGATGAGTCAAACCAGTATTCCGGTGCAACTTCTGCATTTTGTGGTTCCAGTTCCACCGCACTTACAGGAATACCGACAGCCTTGTCTGTTGTGGCTTCACGTGCACCGATGTCAGCACGGGGAATCACACAATACTGGTCATCGTCAGTCAAAGCGACAAGTAACTTCTCAATGTTTACCTTGCCTCTTGCTCGTTTCCAACCCTTATCAGTGTTAATTACATCACCACCCATGAGGTCTTTCTTGGTCGGATAGTCGTACTCACCAATGGTGAAGTTCACGGTTACATCGCCCATTTCCTTATCACTACGATAAGTCTGACCGGTAAGCTGGTTCTTGTAGTTAGTGCGGCTTGCTTCCGCTTCTTCAAGTGTCCATGTATCCTGATGGATATTCTTCACCTCTTTTAAGGTTTCACCTTGTAAAAGAGTATATAAAGCCTGCCCAGTCAAATCTGCTGTGATAGCATTTGTCTCGCCATACCAAAGTTTCTTGATATTCACAGCTGTGATTTTCTTTGATTCTGCCATATTATTTCACATTTAAAACTTCAAACAAAATTCTTACATTCACATAGTGACACTTTAAGGATGTGTCTTCCTCAATTCCGATTGACTCGATGGAATAATGATAGGTTGTTCCGTCATAGCGTCCGGTCACTCCGTCAAACAATTCTTGCGCCTGTTTCTCCAGCTCGTTCAGACGATCTTCAGACGTATTGTGTTAGCTTCACCTTCTTTCAAGTCAGGAACGCAAAGGTTCACTTCTACGAAAGACTTCTTCCAGTACGTCTCCGGTTGCTGCTTCTTAGAGTGAATGACAATCCTTTCGGACTTCATCGGCCCCGTCAGCTTCTTACCGTGTGGAACGATGTCAATTTCAAAAGGCTGGCAATCACGATAGAGTATGTTCGCTATGTCGGTGGTAACTATCATTTTATTTCCTCCTTTAATCGTTTCTCAGCATATAATGCCCCTCCACTTCTCACTCTGAAACCCTTGCTTTCCACATTGGACGCATAATGATACCCTTGGGGGCTTGCTGCATCATTGTACAATGTCAGACTACAATCGTCCTCAACATTGTGTTTATTTGACCTACGGAGTGTTTTTGTCCTGTCCTGATAAGAGCCATCCTTCACATCGTATTCATCAGCCTCATTGCCAACTTTATCTACGATGTCACGAATTTCACTTATTCCTTGCTCGAAAAAGCTATCCACGTCCGAAAAATCAAATTTTACAGCCATATTTCTGAGTAACCAAAATAGTTAGTATTTTTTACCGTATAAACCTTGCCAGTTCCCCTGGTATTATCGCCATCCATACATCTGACTTCATCGCCAGCCTTCAGGGAGGTTTTCTTTTCACAGACTATGTGATAGTTCGGTCGGTACACCTCGCCGTTCTCCGAAGTAAACTCCTTGGTGGAGTTATCATCACACCGGCACTTACATACGTCCTGCCAGCTTTCTCCACCGGTTCCGGGAATAGGCCGGCCGAACTCGTCTGTTTCCATTGGAGTAGTAACCTTGATTTGTAATATATGTGGCGCGAATATCATAGGAATCTGACTTTAGGTTTATCTGACAGTGTGTCTTCAAGGCCATACTTCTTGCACAAGAATGAGTAGTATTCCTTCAAGCCTTTGGTGTCCCAGGACATAGAGAAACCGTTCTCGCTGATGGAAGTAGCACGAAGTAGAAGAGAGGGGATAAACTTCGCCATAGACACCGAAACAAGTCCGATGTTTGACGGGCCCATCTCATCCTCTCCGCTTACTTCTGAAGACAAACTTATCTCCAAAAGGTCAGCCTCCGACAAGTTGATGCCGAAGGTCTGAAACTTCTGTGATATGTAGTCATTTACTGTCATGCGTTCATGGTTGACAAATCAAAGTTCACAATCAGATTCGGGTTCGTAATCTGAGGAATCCACTCTGCGGTGTATTCCAGATAACGACCGTTCTTGTCCTTGTAACCGGAAATAAGCATATCACCGTCTGCCTGGGTGTAGTTACGTCCCGGTACGCCGTCCACTGCTTCGTATGGAGTGTGGAAACGCATATAACCGACCTTATCCTGCGGAAGCAAGGTGATACGGTCGTCGGCGTAAATCTGCACGTTCTTTCCGGTCTGGTCTTTTACGTAATCTTCCTTGATTTCAATGGCCGGAAGCCCGATGCCAGTGAACACTTGGGAAGCCAGTTGAGATGTAATCAACCCGGTTGAAAGATACATCTCATTTCCTGTAAGCTGCATCTTGAACTTGTCACCAAACTCAGCCGACCCGATGATATTCTTCACGAAAGTTCCTCGTGACATAATCATCTTCTGGAAATTACCGTAGTCCGCTTTCAGTGCATTAATCTGCTGCTGCAAATAGGTGATGAAGTTCGTCTTCGCACCAGTATCAGGCTTGATGAACTTGAACGGCAATTCAATGTTAAGAAGGTCAACGCCTCCGGCATTGTCATCCTTATTCTTGACTGTTGCTTCTCCGGTCATCAGAAGTGAACCTACAATAATATCCATGCGCTTGTGGGCTGCCAAAAGTACCTGACGGTAATCATCATAGATGAAGTTCACGATTTCCTGCATGGCTGCTACCTGGTCGGCAGGTTTAGCTGCATTGAACTTGTCAATCAAGTCCTGAAGTTCGGACAGGCGGTCAATGGAAATCTGGTAAGCATCGCCAAGATAAGCGATTTCACCATATCCTGAGCCGATATTCCGGCGTTCACGGATAGGCTTCTCACCATAACGAGAGTTGATAGAACCGGCCATCACTCCAGTAACCTGACCGATGTAGTCCTTGAATACACGGGTAGTCGTTCTACGGAAATCAAGATACTGCTGCCAGTAGATTGTATCCTTACGAGTCTGAAGGACACGCTGAATAACGGCGTTAACGATGTTGGGGTCGTTAAACAGAGTATGAATAGTTAGCATCATGTTTTACCTCCTTTCTTTATTTGCTTGCAATTACACCTGCTGTTCTCAAAGATGCCAGAAGGGCATTCAATTTTGTATGTGCATCTTCCTGCCCAGTAGCATCATCTACTTTAACACCTTGCTTTACACCTCCGAGAGCAGAAGATGTTGCTGCAGACAAAGTGAATTTGTTGGCTTGGGATGCGATACCATCCAATTTAGCTTTGTCTTCTTTACTCATCAAGCCATCTTGACTGGAAGACGCTTTGGCAACTACAGCCTTTCCACCTTGAGTAACGTCAGGAGCGTTGAACTGGAAATGCGGCATGTTGGCCTTGTCAATGTCAGAGAAAGGCATAACCAATTTGGTAGGCTCAATCTCGAATGCTCGCATCAAAAGAGCAACTAATACAATGCCTTCTTCTACTTGTACTCTTCCGTACAAGGCTGAGTTAGCAATGACTTTCGGAGTTGTGCCGCTTACCGCTGTAGCTTCATAGAGTACAGTACCAGCTTCCAATGTTTCGCCAAAGTCGGCAGACAGCGTCAACTTATCGAAAGCTTTGTCTGATTTGTCAATACTGTTGATGGTAGCTCCATGAGAACCATTACCCAGATGCATACCCACATAAGCCAAAGAGTTTTTCTTGATCTTCAAAGTGGTATTGGAACCGGTGGTAAACTTTTCATAGACTTCTACACGGATGGCCACCTGAGCGGTTTTCTTTACTAAGTCGGCGGCAATGGGAGTGAAGGATGGAAGAAATGAACCAGCGACAAGGTTGGTCGTATCCAGCTTGTAAGGCCCTCTGCGTCTTACTCCGGTAGAAACATCATAGCGTTCCTCGATGGACGGTTCAGGCTCCATGTTGTACTTAAATCCTGCTGACATAAATTACTTGTTTTGTTGTTCGACAATAGATTTTGTGTCCGCCTCAATCATTTTGGCGAACTCACTCGCTTCTTTCTCCTGCTTCTGTTCGGCAGTCTCAGGAGCTTTGGAGAACTGAAACCCGTTGTTAGACATATCCTGCTTCATGTCCTTGAAATAAGTATCCAAGTCCGTGTTCTCAGGAATGTTGCGGTCTTTCAGCATAAATTCGGGAATACCGTACTTCTTCGCCACTGCTGAAATCTGAGAATTGCGCTGCGCCTGCGCTTCATTTTCCTCCATTTTGGCCAGCTTGTCGGCAAACGGCTTGATACCGGCGGCAATGCCATCGGCAATCATCTTTGCGATGTCTGTCTCCTGCGGCTTTGGAGGGTCGTTTGGTTTCGGTGGTTCTGGTTTCGGATTCTCGATTGGTTTCCCGTCTTTCAGTCCATGCTTCTTCTCGTAGTTTGAAACAGCGGAAGTCTGCGCCTGTCCTGCACGGAAATCACCATAGTTTTGCATCACGTCCTGAAATGAGATACCCTCAACGATGGAGGTCACCTTCGTTTCGTCCGTTACACCCTCTGCCTTCTTTGTGGCGATACGGGTGAGTGTGGCAGTGTCCACCCCAGCGAATTTCTGTTGCAGTCCTGCCAAGATTTGTTCAAAGATTGTCATACCGTATGAGTTTGATTAATAATTTCATACGGTAAATTTACTTATAGAGAAAGGGAAGGGGAAATTTAAAGGCTAACGATACGAAACAATTAGGGAAATGTTCGTTTTTAGGTAAAAAGAAAGCGTGACTACCTAAATAATCACGCTAGATCATCATCCAATTATACTTTTAAAATTTCAATATAGCTGCTTCTATTTCTTTTTTGTCAGAATCTTTTACGTTCCTTAAAGCATTCAGAAAAGGTAATATTAAAGAGTCATCAACGATGAACCAGACTGGGTTTTTAAATAATTTAGGGTATCCAGGATCATCTCCATAACCATTCCATCTCATTGCCATTCTTCTTTCCCCATTTTCCCAAATACCTATCGCTATAGAAAAATCATCATTTTCAAATACAACATTCTCAACCTTAAAATTACTTGGATTTACATCTTTTGCTTTCATTGTACTATCCTCCATTATATTTAATTAATAATCATAACAAATTTATAGCTGCCAGTTCCTCTGTCAGCGCGTTAATACCTTTCTGAATCTTCTCCAACTGCTGTTTACGGGGTTTGTGTACTCCAGCCGCATAATGCCATAACTGGCGCTCATTGATTCCGGTGATCCGGCTCAAAGCGGCCTTTGTGAAAATACTGCTGTAATAGTTGATGAAGGTGGCAGCATCTATCTTGAACTTCAATGTGAACTCTCCCTGCAAAATTTCCACTGGAGCGATGTTCATCTCCTTGCATGACTCCAGGTAAAGTTCAACAGCTTCCTTCATGTTCTTCTCGATTTCCTTCACGTCGTTACCGACAGTAATCACCGGAGCACCTTCAATATAGGCACTAAGATTATTTCCAGCATGTTCTACAATCACTTCTACGGTTTTCATACTGACCTCCTTTTTATCGTTAAACAAAAGAGGCGGGGGCTATTTTAGCCCCGCTTGCCTCAGAATGTTGTAATAAGTGCCTTTCTCAACGCCTTTCTTGCCGTGGTCGGGTACAATCACTACATGGCTACCATCAGTGTAAACCATGTGACTGCCTTTCTGCCTCACGAACCAAAAGCCATTTTCAGTAAGCAGCGTTACAACGTCTTTAACTGATTTGTAGCTCATAGCGTTTAAGACTTAATTACGATGCAAATATAGTAAAATAACGAATAATTACAAAGAAGTATTCATGTTTTTACTATGATAAAGGAAATAGCGATACCTCGAAAGATACCGCTACTCAAATAGTCAATATTTTAGATTTATATCATTCTGTTTTGTATTATCCCCGTAAATATTCTGACTGGGTTGTTCTATTCTTCAGATTTACTGCTGGAACTTTTAAGAGAGGAAAGCTGTTTCTGCTTCTCGATGTCGTTCTTCTGTTTCTCAGATTGCTCTTCCTTGATGGCTTCAATCTCATCCAGAACTGCATCCACGTTCCCCACAAAGGTAATGGCCCGCTGTTGAGACCAGATTTCACCGTCCTTGGCCTTGATAGCTGTGTCTATCTTGTCTTTGATGTCCTCCAGCTTATACGGCTGCATCTGCACATCCACATCGATGGTTTCGGAGGCTTCTTCAAGGGTGGAATTCACGGAACCCAACGCGGAGACAAGGAAATTTACACGTCGTTGCATGAACTCGCCGACGATCTCGTTCAGATTTTCTACGTTAAGGTGGGTGGACATAAACACATAATCGAAAGTCACACCGGAAACGGCGTTTCCTGTACCTTTCAGGGAGTCAAAAGAGATTCTGGGTGTATTGGTCAGTCCATATATCTGGCTCAGCAAGGTTTCTACCTCGAACTTGACAGTATCAGGTACCTGTGACCAGGTAAGATACTGGGCATTTGCTCCCTGGCCGGTCAACTCGACAACACGGTTCTTGAACTCACCTGAGAAATTCTCCACGTTACCAAAAAGCATGAGGATAGGGAAGAAGTGGTAGTCGATACAGTCTGCATAGTTTGAGAGAAGCTTCTCCAGTCTTACACGGAGGCTCTTTATCTTTTCACAGTACGCTTCCGGACGGTACATATAAATCACCGGCATCTTCTTGAATCCATGTGCAAATGAGCCTTTGTCAGTCCAGTTGCTTGTCAGTTCCCACTGATAAACCATGTCCTTGGTAATGGTCATGAAGCAGGTAATCTCCACGTCATTCAGATCTTTCTTCTTGTATTCACGGGACAGGGCCACCAAATCCCCCTGGTCATTGAAGAAAGGGTAGAGCTTGTCGCCACGGAACGGAGACCAGATGGCACTCTTCAGACGGTATTCAGGTTTTGATTTGCCGAAGATTCCTGAAATCTTTCGTTTGAGCTTTGCCCAGAAGCCGTCATCCTTCACCACATACCAGTATTCGGCCACTTCCTGCTCGGCCAGCCATGCCCGGACTACTTTCTTGTTCTGGTATTTCAACTTGTTTTTCTTGAACACCTGCTTCAATGTGGAAAGAAGGCTTTCTTCCGACTGGTCCGGCTGGCAATCAAGGACCGGTTCTGTTCCCACGGTGAAGGCAGTCTGAATGTTCACGATGTCCTGCTCGATAGGAAGAGCAATCCTGTTCGGGTCAACTTCTTTCCTTGCCGCCGGCTCAACATATTCTTTCCCGGTTGTAGGGTCTGTAATCCGTTTCTCAGGCTGGGTCGTAATTTTGATTTTCGGGTATTTCTCTTCATCTATCACTATCTCGTGCTTGTTCGGATTCCAGTCGTTGTAAAGAGCGTGAGCGTTTGGTTGCTCGGTCTTTCGTCCTTTCTTCAGATAGTAGATTTTTCTCTCTACTTCCGGCATAGCTAAAATTTCTTCTATAGTCATATCTCAAAGTTTAATGTCCAAATATTCCTGAAACGTCTTTGGGTTTCATAATTCTACCGAGAAGTTCTCCCAGCACATAGTAGCGTGCAGCATCTATGCCATGATTATCATGGTCTTCAGGTTTGTTGATGTAGTTTCCATCCTTATCTTTTGCCCAGACATAATTTCTGAACTCCCTTTGCAGGTTATAAGAACGCTTGGTAATGAATATTTCCATTCCCTGCATCTTGTCAATACCGGCATTGACAGAACCTTGCCCTTTCTCTACCGCGTATATTTTAATCCCTCCGTTATGAATCTCCTGGATGAGTCGCGGGTCCGCACTGTCGGCAATCACTCTCAAATTCCACGGGCGTAGCGTCTTTATAATATCCCCAGAAAGTAATCCAGTTCTATAATCCACTTCATCCAGATAAAGCGCATTGTCAATGATTCCACACCGGATAGAAGCCGATGGGTCATTGGTATAACCAAAGTCCTGTCCAATAGCCACTTTCTTGCACCACATGGGGAACTCGTCCACAATACCCCATTTCTTGAACACGGCACCTTCGGCCACGTCCGCCCATCGACCGATAACCACATGAGCGTACTTCTCCGGATTCTTCTCTTTCATTTCCTTGACTTCTCTCAGGAACTCAGGAGAAAGGTTCTCTATATTGTCGAAGTAAGTCGTATGGATATGAAGTACATTCGGATGGGTGGAAATCTGTACCTGGACGCCGTCAATCTCCACCAGCCGGTGAGTATTCTCGATGTATTTCTTGTAGATGAAGTGATTGGAGTCACAGGGATTCATGATGATGATAATCCGGTTCTGGATTCCCTTTTTACGGATGGAGAGCATAATCTTGTCAAACTCGTCCTCACTGGTCCATTCCTCTGCTTCATCACAGACAAAGGTGGTGATACCCTGAATTGATTTCAACTTGGCCGTCTGGTTCCCTGAAGAGGTTTTGATACCACGGAACATGATACGGCTGCCGGTCATCCGGTTTACTATATCGGTTTTGGTGGTCTTGAAATACTTCGTGGTTCCATCCAAATCTATCTTTTCCATCATTTCAGGAATAATAGACATCCCGGCAGATACCATCGTGTAACGGGTATAAAGAATCTGGTGGACTATCTTCTCTGTGGGAGTCATCTCGAACGTCAGCCGCTCTATGAAGGTAGAAGCGTTGAAAGACTTTCCCGATCCACGGCCACCGGTAATGAGAATGATAAACTTCTCGCTATCGGTATATAACGGATGATATATCGCTTGGGGTACAATCATTTCAGCTTGTCTTTAATCCATGAGTCGATAGAAATTCCGTGGTCAATATCCTTTGGAATGTCTGCGTCTTCGTCTTCTCGGTCTCCAAAACCTTCTTTTCTTCCTAATGTGGAAAGTAAATAGCGAATCATATACCCATCTGGACGTTCACGCCATCCGATAAAGTTCCCATTTTCATCTTTCTCAGGGATACCAAGCGCAAGTACACGTGCAGATACAAGGCATTCATCTACCAGAGAACCTCTTTCGTCGGTGATAGCATCTTTGAACTGGCTGTCTGCTCTGGCCCAATCATACACGGTTTTTCGGGTTACATTGAATACAGCAGCAACCTTAGAGAGATTTCCACCTGTTTTATGAAGGACCTCTCTGAATTTCGATATGTCTGGCTTCTTTCCCATGCGCGCGTATCTGTTTATTTTGATTACTCAATCAATTTCAAAACCTCTTCTCCTTTGGCAAATTTTTCATCCGTACTGATACCCAACAAATCACAAAAATCTGATTTTGTCTCAAAAGAAGAAAATGAAAGTATTATATAAGCATCTTCATCCTGCCTGTGCTGAAATGCAGATTCTTTTACTTGTTGCTTTACCGCTTTCATGTGTTCTTTCTTCTCTTCATATGGCAGTGCAGCATCTTCAGGAATAGGATTTTTTATACCATCGAAGTCTGTTGGCAATAACAAGTCATCTAATGACTCTGATAAGGAATTGGCATCAACTTCACTTATCGCAAGTATATCATTCAACTCATCAGGACTCAACCCGACTTCGGAATAGTCTATATCAGGCAAATAACTCGCGAGCAAATCTAAATCAGGCTTGGTGTTTCCTACTGCCATATAAGTAAGCTGTTCCTTTTCTTTTTTTTCGTCAAGGTTCACAACCTCCACTTTTACCTTATAGTCTGTATCAGAAGTACCATCGTATTTGTAATACATATCCATAGCCTTGATACGCCTGTGCCCATCTATTAGGTTTCCGCTTAATTCATTCCATACAATACCACCAAGAAAACCGACTTTTTGCAGGTTTTTCTTTTGCAGTCTAATACGTTCATCCGAATGCCTCTTAGGGTTTATCGGATTCAGATTTATCTGCGAACGTTTTATTATTCTTGTCTCACTTTGTTTCAGTTCCTTCATAATCATGCTCAAACAACAATCGTTCTACCATAGGGTATTCCTCTATAACCTTTTTCAAGTCTGCCGGGAAATTACTTCTGAGCCACAAAAGATAGTTCATATCGCTTATATTCGTTCCTGCCGACTGGCTGTTACCGTATTTCTCCGGCTTTATAAGACTTTTCTTTTCGATATAGTTCAGAATATCAACATTTTTGTAAGCTGATAGGGGATAACATTTCTTTTGCGCTTCATTGATAGCTTCATCTTTGTACGTCCTTAGCATCAACCGTCTGTTCATTGAGTCGGATTGTTTGAACCCGAAAAATGCCCAGTCTATATGATATTTTTCTCTGACTATCTCTGTAAGCTGCGCCATACTGTACTGCCTCTGCTTTTCGTTCTTTATACAACCCATGTAACCACTCTTACGATATGAATATACCGCAAAGTGAGGCACTTGTATGAACTTCACATTACCATATTTCTTGCAGGTGTAGTTGATGTATCTGTTAATATGCTGCAAGTCCTTGACTACATACATGTAAACACATACTATCTCTTTGAAATAGGGGTGCATAAGATCTAAAAGGGCTATACTGTCCTTACCCGATGCTGAGTGAAACAATATAACCCTATCTGTCAGCTCTGAGACTTGTTTAATTATGCTTATAGCCTTCTTCATGATTAAACAACTCTACCGCCAACTGCTCTGTTGATTCTCGCTCTCTGAGCAGCGTTTGTGCCCATTGATTGAAAACGTCCAGCTTCATAGTCCGCTCTTGTTCGGTACTTCTTACCATCCGAGCCTGTTGCGTAAACTTCTGGCATAATCCTGAATTTAAATTAAACAATCTTTTTACCTATATGCAGACAAAGCCGCATAAAGCGGCTTGACTTATTTTAATCCTTCATGGTTAATCACTTCACTAATATGCAGGTAATAAAACAATGGAATTTCTTCTGGTGGATTTTTCTTGAACTCTTCTAACTGTTCGTCGAAATCGTGAAAATCAAATTCTTCGTGCATGAACTTTATGCCCTCTTCAGTAACCTCACCAATGCCGATTTCATCTATCGCCACATCAAGAAACCATGGGGCGCCTGTGCTATAAAAATGAATTGCTTCTATATCAGTACGCAGAATAGGCTGGCACTCATTTTCACGTCCTTCTTTTCTTAATCTCTCGTTTTCTTCAAGTTGCTTGAAATTTGTAAACATCTTTTCGTATTTAGAACTTAGCTTACGAGCTTCTATAACTTTCTTGCCATTGAGAATATCCAAAGCATTAGCCTTCGTCATTATCAGCGAGTAGGCTTCTACTTCTTGGCCATTATATTTGATTGTTTTCATTTGATTATTAATATTTTACTATTCAAAAATAGTATATACTTACCTCAAAACAGAATAAATTGCTAGTACATACGAAACAATATGCCAATTGTTTCATTTTATACACACGCCAACTTAATGACGTGTGTATGAACGGTTTTTAAGCTGCCGATTTACTGTTTACTAAATCAAGTATAAACTTTCTACCAAGTTGCGTCCAACACAAGTATTGCTTTGCAACCTGCATACCAGTGGTATCACTTGTATAGGTGTGTGTCCTGTACTTGTCATAACCTAATCCCCTGTATTTGGCATAAAGCATGTAAACCCCATTCTGGTTGTACAATACGCCTAAATCTTTTAATATCTTGTACAGCTTTTTGGCACTCATGCCAAGTTCGTTGGCTATGATATTTGTTGTTATCAATCCTTCGCTTTGAAGGACATTGTCGAAGTAGGCAGCTTTTGGCGCCATCAGTCTGTTCTGTTCTTCTACCAGATTCTTTTCGGTTTCAAGTACAGATATTCGTTCTTTCTGCCTTTCGATGGTTGAGTTTGCTAACAGGATGGCTTTTGCCATGATTTCTTCTGGCGTATCATCCGATTTTACTGCCATATAACCGCCTTTAGTTCGGATTTCTTTCAGTATGGCTTTTACGCCTTTCTTGAACTGTTTGGCTATTGGCTTGCGGCTTTGCATCAGGACTTCATATAAACCGCTCTCTGTCAGCATCCAGACTTGACGGTTCTGACCTGACCGGAATAATGTTCCGACCAGCCTTTCATCTTCGTCTACTGTATTTACGAGTTTATTAAGGCTGCTTACATCGTATTCAATCCACTCTGCTACATCTTTAGCAAGAAACAACGGATTCTCTGCATTGCCGTAAACGGTAAGTTCTTTACCTAATAAAGTTGTTCTCTGTAAAACCTGTATCTCATTCATATTTTTTGAATTTAAGTTACCAATCTGACTCTTTACACACTCTGTCAATTCTTTATTGTTTGCGAAATACATCAAAGCTATCCCGATTTCTAGATACTGGCCGAAATACATGATTTCTCTTAGTTTCAATCCGTTTTCGGCTGCATACGTTTTTATTTGCAACATGTTCTTTGATTTCCATTCGCTTATGCTTATCCCGACATCAGAATTAAGCCCCTTGCAAGAAATATATATCCTGCCATTGTAGGTACAATAAGAAATTTGCTTATCTTTGTACCGTATGAATTGGGATTCATTTATGGTTTCTTTGTTCATACGCTGTAAAACCTGAATTAAACATATCCTCATTGATGGCCGGTCAATTCATCAATGAGGATTTTATTTTGACCGTAGTAGCAAGCTGGGATTTGAACCCATGCACACCTGAATGTCTTGCCTTGACCTGTCACGCCTGACATATAAAAAGGCAAATCTTAAAAGAGGTCTAAAGTGGCAGTTTACCCCTTGAAAGAAATGCCTTGAATATCTTTGCAGCGCAACTGCCACGAAGCGCATTTCATTCTATGGCAAAATTACCAACCGCCAAATGTTTATCCTAAAAATTGCCGTAATCAGAACAAACATTTGGCTGATTGTTTCAAAATAATCGTGTGAGGGATTTACATTGCAGTTTTCATCATGTTTGGATTAAAGCCTTGCATAAGATTACCTTCGCAGTCAAAAAAGGTGTCTTCTCGTAGCAGACTACCAATAAGTTCATTTGCAAGCCTAAATATCGGGTAAACTTCATCATTAGAGTCTATCATGCCATCTTTACAACATTTCTTTTCACTCAGAGAACGCAACAGCCAAAGTGTTTTCATGTAATACTGGTATTTTTCGGGGTTGTTGAACATTCGTTTTAATAACATAATGTTTGATTCAGTTATTACTGTTTCTTGTTTGTTAGTAAATGTTATCTTGTGCAATTCAGGATTAAAGTCTATAATTCTCATAAGTCATATTCTTTTAAATGTTAATACTAAGCTATCTTTATAAGGTTGCATTTTTTGAAACAACGCCATTCTTCTTTTTCACAATCGAAATACACCTGGCAGTTATCTGCTGTTTTCTTTGTACCCTTTGTCTCTGGTATTCTGCCACTCATTAAAGTACCGAAAGCCTGACGCAGTGTGCCGTCTGTTTTCTTGAAATAGAACTCAACCACCTTCTTATGAAGCAATGCACGAAGTTTGATATTAGTCCAAGCGCATTTCAATGCTTCACTCATTGAATAACCGTTCTTGCGTACAAATGACCAAGCAAGGTTCATAATCTCTTTTAATAGGTTTCTCTTTTCTGTTGCCATAGTTCTTATATTTATTAGTTCTTTAAATGCTGTTTAAATTTTATGCTGCAAATATAATTGATATTTAAATTATAGAACAAGCTTTCATAGTTAATAAAATCTAAATATAAAATTGATATTTAAATTATTTGCTTATTATTTAAATAGTAGATATTTTTGTGCTATAAAACTAAATTTAAATGAGAATTAAAGAATTGTTGCGAGAAAAAGGAATTACCGCAAAAGAACTGGCTTCTAAAATCGGTATGACTGAAACTGGGTTAAGTATCGCTATGGGAGATAATGGAAACCCACCATTAAAGAGATTAGAACAGATTGCCACCGCTTTAGGTGTGCCAGTAACAGAACTCTTTGATAAACCCAAAGAGGGAGTTATACACTGTCCTCACTGCGGTAAGGAGATAAAATTGAATCCGAATGTTTAATTTTAAATTTAGAATTATGAGAAAAATACTATTTATTTTATTGCCCACGTTTTTACTTGTGGGCTGTAAATCTCGCGAAGAAAAGGTAGCAGAACTTATAAAACAAGAAATGTTCAAAACCCTTTATGATTTTGAGAGTTATGAACCTGTTGAAACTAAAATAGATAGTGCATTTACATCTATATATACAGATTCAGTAATCAAATCTTATGCTTATATAGCACGCTCATTTCTCGATGACGTACAAGAAGGACTTGATAAAGTAAAAGATGCGCAAAGAACAGCAGAAATATGGAGAGATAGCTATTCATCTTATGGGAGGGGCAAGTATGAAGAAGCATACAATGAAATGAGAGAACATTTAGATGAAGTTAAATCAAAAATGAGTATTGTAAATGGTTATACAGATTCAATAAGAAATGCTTCTGTTGGCTTTAAACCTGAATTTTGCGGATGGAGGGTTAAACATAGATTTAGATGTAAAACCAAAGGTGGTAATTTTGATTTAGGCGATTATATTTATATTGTTGATAAAAGAGTAACTAAAATTATATATAAAGAAGACCCTGATGATGAATATACTAAAAAAGTAAATGGGTTAATTGAAGAAGCTGTTAGTTCAAAAAATGAACAGGAAGAAACTGATAGTGTTAGTGGTGCAACATCAAATATTTAAACACGATTATTCCAGCCCCGTTCCTTATGGTTCGGGGCTTTATCCTCTAAGAATCAAAATAGAGAAAGGAAAATAACCATGACAACAAACGAAATAGACAAATTAAGCCTTGAAAAAGCCCATGCCTTATTTGAAACAGGTGATATAGATAAAATTGGAGTAGGAACGGTGAAAGGATTGTGCGAGATTCACCGCTACTTGTTCGATGGCTTGTATGACTTTGCCGGAAAGGTACGTACATTGAACATCGCCAAAGGAAACTTCCGTTTTGCCAACTGCTTGTATCTTGATGCAATTCTCCCGGTTATAGAGAAGATGCCGGAAACGACATTTGATGAAATCATTGCCAAATATGTGGAAATGAATATCGCCCATCCATTTATGGAAGGCAACGGGCGAGCCACCCGTATTTGGCTGGATATGATATTGAAAAAACGTCTGAAAAAAGTAATAGACTGGCGCAATGTGGATAAAAACCTGTATCTACAAGCTATGGAACGCAGCCCTATAAATGATTTGGAACTCCGGGTATTGTTGCAACAGGCATTAACAGACCAAGTAGATGACCGTGAAGTAATATTCAAGGGGATTACTCAATCTTACTATTATGAGGGATATGAAGCATAAAACTAAAGCCGGAAGCATAACGCTCCGGCTTTTCTACTTTTGTAATATTTTATCCAGCATTAGCAAAGACCTTTGGATAGTTCCTTTTCTGGTATTGAATTCTCAGATACCCAATAAGGCTTTCATAGTCGGTCAAGAAACCTTCATTGACCAAATCAGCAATCTTCTTTTCAAGCTGCCACAATTCACGTTGTTTTTGTTCCTCACCATGCTTATTACGTAGCATCTTTTCATGACTGTTGAAGATAACCCAGTTCAAGGCTTCACCGACCTTCTGCATGGCTTTAGGCATAAAGTCTTTGGGAACGATTTTCATGATGGCAGAAGAGAGTTCCCTATAAGCGTCCCCAGCATCATTCCGGTAACGAATCATTTGGTCAGAAACGAATTTGATTACATCATATTTGAATGACGCATTTAGCCACATAGCCAAATCAATGAACAATACAGGATGAACCCAGGTTCCACCGCATTTACCACGTGAACTTAAATAGGGAGAATTTTGCCCATTTAGATTTTCTTTTTCAACGATGGTAGCGATTAATTCCTTGGTTGATTCATTTTCAAAGTATTTCTTCAATTCTTTGTTTGAGGAGTTTCGTTCGTTCCATAACTTTACAAGCCTGGTAGCATTGAAATAGCCGTCAACGGTGCGTTGAATAACTTCTAAATTTCCCATTTGCCTTACCATTTCTTGATTTGTTTTCATGTCTCAGTGAATCTTAGATTAAAAAATTACCCCACCAAAGGCAAGCTCCTCACTTCTTACCGATGGCAGGGTTTATACTTTTCAGCCGTGAGGATAGCTGTTATTATCTCTTTGAGACAAAGTTACCAACATGGTGATTTTTAGCCTAAGATTGCTTAAACCAAGAACAAACAATTGGCAATATGTTTCATAAAAATACCCCGAGCCATTCGGAACGGGGTTACTTGATTAGTCCTTTGGATTTCAATCTTTCTACGATTTGGCAGTAAAGGTACTCTATATCCTGCCGGAAATCCTTATACTGCTGGTAGATAAAGGAAACATCAGCGATATTGTTTGATATTACACACGGGGAAACATCCGGGAACACGCCGGAAATTTCTGCTCGGATACCGTTCGGCAGCCGTCCGCCGGCAAGCACACTAGGGGTGAACAAGAACAACACAATGAAGAGGAACTTCTTTCGCTGGGTAACACTTTCCGGATTGGGCGGACAATCTGCCCCGGAAAGTATCTCCCTGAACCACTCATAAATCTCCGGGATGAGAGAAAAATCAGTCAGGATAGGGGAGGATAACTCCTGCTCGCGTTCTGATAATCTTGATTTCTGTTCACGTATTGATTTCAACTCCACGATTGATGAAAATTCTTTTGTCATAGCACGATTTATTTAGTTGGAAATTCTTATATTTGCATCATAATCGTGTGTGGGAGTTGGCTTCTAATCGTGTGGGCTGGCTCCCTATTTTTATGCCAAGTGATATGCATTCAGGATGGCGAAAGCGTAAATGATAACCGTAACCAGACTATCCAGGAATATTGCCCATGCTCCCAATTTTTGAATCCGACTGAAACTCATGGCCAAGACAACAAGGAAACATATCCACTGGCTTGAAAACAATCCCATCCCCAGCAATAAAAGTCCGATAGTATCCATGAATAATGCAACATGAAGCCACGGATGCGCCATCAGATACCATCTTTTTGATGTCTTATCCAGCTTCTGAAAGACTTTTACATGTCGGTATATGGATTTACATTTGAGCAGCTTCACAAGCTCGTACAGGGCTTGTATGATGATTAAGGCGTAGAATGCGTGTTTCATGGTCAGTAGTTTTTATCTCCATGCTTGTACGGACGAAGTTCATTGTATTTTATTTTCTGCTTGATGTGCCAGAAGATGTCGATATTTCTATCCCGGCAGAAAGCGAATATCTCATTCAGGAGGATAAATGGTTCATCCCTGTAGAAGTTGTCGGTGACATAGACGCAGATTCTAAACATGGACTCCGTGAAGGTCATATCAGAATAATCTTCCGTATCGCTTCCTTCGTAGTCAAAGCTATCCAAATCATATCCTCTCAATCCAGCCAAATCCAGCAGACGGATGCAGGCATCGGCAAGTTCTTCCTCGACAGTCCCTTTGATAAATGCCTCAAAGTATTCCATGAATCTCCTTTTCCTAGTTTCTTCGGTCAATGGGACGCTATTCCCTTGCCATTCTTTGAACATTGCAACTTTCGCATGTTTCCCTTTCCGGTCTGCTTCCACAGCTTCCATAAGTTCGGATATGACCAGGCAGAGGAAATGTTCGTCACTCAGGTTCTCTTCGTGCCATCCGTGGGCTACTGCGCACTGGTAGGCTTTATCTCTCAATTTGTTTAAGTTTATAATTTCTATATTTATGACATTTTGACATCGTTTCTCTGGCACACATATTGTATGCCCATAGTATAATTTAATTATATCTATATGAATGAATTTGATTCTTATAAGAATGATTTTGGTTTTGAAATAGGCTCTGGATTCTCAGGAAACTCTGATTACATGAAGGCTCTGGATGAGAAGAAAAGACGCGCTCTCATGGAAGAGCAATACAACTTTCTTCAAATTCAGAAATCAGAAATCCTCGCCCAACAGAAATATCGTGAGTTGCATCAGAAGGAAATCCTTGCTCAACAAAAATACCGCGAAGAGCAACGTAAAGGGGCCAATTTCGATAAATGGCTTCTAATTTTTAATACTATTATAGCCATTGCATCATTATTGGTATCTATATTCAAATAAAATACCCGGTCACCGCCACAAAGCAGTTACCGGGTATTCACAAAGCACTGACAAGGGTTGTCAGTAAGATTGGAAAATTTTAATGATTACCGTACCAGTCTAACTGGTAATTTAAATCCGCAAAACACGCCAATTTTTGAGTTGCTACTAGAAGTGAGACATGCACTCGTTTTATAATTAGCCTTATTATCATTTAACAACCAAAAATAGGAAGAATCTTGATTCATAATAACATTAAAACCAATCTTACCCGTTTTATTAAAAGTCATCATAGTGCCATTAACACCAAGAAAATACACTCCACTGTATTGGTTAAGATCATCCTTAAAACCTCTTCTCAAACAAGCTAATATCAACTCATTATATTGTTCTATTGTTGGTATTTTATATTGCAAAGCTTCATCATAAGTAAAATAACAGATTTCTCCATTTTCATCTCTCAAATAATCAGATGCCCATAAAGTCCCGCTCGACAAACCAAGGTCAACAAATTCCGCATCATTACATCCTATTTGAGCATTTTCTTGACCGCTCTTATAACCATCTTTGTATCCATCTATATATGCCTGAGCAATGGCCTTTGTTATAGCTTCATTTGCTTTCCCATCAGCATAAGAGTTTGCTTTTTCTTGAATATCCATATTAGTTCAAATTATCATAGTTTACACTTGTTACAAACTTCGTAAGTTTTGTTTGAATGAACAAATAAAAAGGAAAATTTTATCCATTTAAGCCCATTATGATTTGTCTAGAATTATAATCACGATTATGTGTTTATAACTTATTTATTTTTATTTGTTGATTCTCATATTTTACTTATAATTTTGTTGAAACGATACAAACTTATAGTTATGGAACTTATACCAATAAAAAACGAACTTAAATCTTTCAAAGACCATCTTGATATTAACGAACGTACCGTTTTCTCAGCCAAATTTGGAGACGGGAAAACATACTTTTTAAATGAATTCAAAAAGAAATATGGAGATAGTTATGAATTTATTACCATATATCCGGTTAATTATCAGATAGCTGATAATAAAGAGGTTTTTGAGTATATTAAAAGAGATATTCTTATACAAATGGTTTCAAAGAAAATGATAGAGCCATCTTATGAAATCCCTGATTCACTAATATTCCAATTCTTTATTATGCAGAATTCTGACTCATTCTTGGGTAATCTATTAAAAATACTACCAAGTCTAGGTGTTCCAGAACAAACAGCATCTCTTTTCTTAGCTGGATACCATGCTTTAAATTGGTCGAAAAAGATGGCTAAAAAATATAAAGAATATAAGGACGCAATTCAAAGCCAAGATGAGAATCAAATTATAGCAACCTTTTTAGAATCTTTTTCAAAGAGAATAGGAAGTCCTTATGAGATTGATTTAATCACTCAAATTATAATTGATAATATTCAATGGTTCTGTAAAAGCAACAACAAAAAAGTTATTTTAATCATCGAAGACTTGGACCGTATGGATCCTGCTCATCTATTCAGAATTTTAAATATTTTCTCTGCACATATTGACAGAGTATACCAATATCAAAACAGTAGTACTCAAAAAGAAGAAGATACTACATATTCAGAATTATTGCCAAATAAATTTGGATTTAACAATATCATAACAGTATTTGATTATAATAAAACTAAAAGTATTTTCCAGCATTTTTATGGACAAGAGGCTAACTATGATGGTTATATCAACAAATTCACATCCCATCAACCATTTTTCTATTCTATAGATGAAATAGCACGTGAATATTTATATAAAGTTATATCTGAAAAATGTTGCATAACAAAAGAATCTATCAGGCATATTTCAAAACAAATTAACAACAAATTTGATTCATTGTCAGTAAGAGATGTAAATACGATTTTAAACGGAATAGATTTATATATTCAAGAAGATATTTACAAATCAGGCACTACGGAATTTAATACAAAGTCTCCTCTAACTTATACTATTGCAATGTTTAAACTATTAGGTTACTCAAATACAGATATCAGGAGATATATTTTAAGCTTGTCAAAATCGGATTTATTAAACTGTATAAATGTGTTTTTATATATCCGTCCAGATGTTTCAGCTAATTCCTTTACATTTCATGATATATCATATATTATTAGAATTCCTTCAAGCGATACTATCAATAAAATTCAAATAAAACCTGGGCATGACCATAGTGGATTTCATTTAATATTAACAGAAGATGATATAAATAAATGTTTAGACAGAGCATTTGATTATATCATCAAATAGTCATAGATTTCCTTGTTTGATATAAAGGAAACTGGAACTTTTATTTTATACTCCCCAAAACCAAGTTTTCCTTTCACATTTTGAATCGGCTTATCAAATAGTACTGCATCTTTCAGCACCCAGTTCCAGCAACCTTTCTCAGCCCAGACTGAAGGATGGTTCTGTACGCAGTCAGCTATTACCACGCTGCCGATAATGACACCACGAGGTAACTTGTTGCAGTCTACACCTGCTAATTCTGAAGGATGAACTAGAATTTGTACTCTTTGCTCACTGTTCATTATCCAACCTACTCCCTTACTGTTACTTGCATGTATTAGCACTCTTTGTCCAATGTACTTCTGAGGACACTTCCAAGTCCGGTTCTCGATGTCTTTGATACCGTGAGCGATTAGGCTCGCCCACGGCTGTTTGATGGATATTGCTTTCATTTTTTGTTATTTTTAAATTCAAACATTATATTTGCGCTATAATCAAGGTTAAACGTAGGGCTATGCTTGATTTCAGTCCATTCTTTTGGTTGCTCATTGCCTACCTTTTTCCAGTTTGCAATGGCTGAGATTAGCGCGTATAATTTCATAAAAAACTTAAACGATATGGATAGTTTTGGAAAACTTTTAAAGAGGTGGGTTTGTAGCACGCTGGGCAGTACTCGACTTTGAATGAAATGAGCTGGAACTTCATGACCTGAAATTTAATAGCGCTACAAGGGGTTCGATTCCCTATCTGCCCACACTTAAAGACTGCTCTAATTCTAGGGCAGTCTTTTTTTAATCCTCCAGTAAATCCAATATGCGAAAAAGTGCTCCTTCAAGAACAGACACCCTGTCCTCCATGTCATTTCTGTAATCTTCATATTCTTGGTCCTCATAGAGTGTCTCACACCCTTCATTTTTTGATGTTGAGTATTCCAATGATGTGTGACATATATCTGCAATATCACCAAGAACTTCATTAACAGGCTTATCGCCTAACATGGTTTCAACAGTTGTTTCAATTTTCACTTTTACTTGTTTCATAGCTCCTCCTTTCCACCTATCCCAGCAGCCACCACATGACTGCCAGGAACAGGTAATATAGTTTTGTTTTACTCATTTCCATTCATTTTCTTATCCATCCATTCAACAGCATCCTGTATGGATGAAACCTTCTTAAACTCACGTGTAACGCAGAACGTCATGTACTCACAGATAATTTCTCCCACATCATTAAAGTAAATGTTGTATGCTCCAGTGCTATTTGCTCCAGTACACGGTATCTCAAGTTCCAAAGCCTTCAATGCTTTTTCAGCATCACAAGTGAAGTAAGCATATATATCATGCGAAACCTCCTTGCATCCGGTCAATTTTACAATGTTTGCCATATCACTTTTTTGTTTTTAAATGTTTTCTGTATTTCACTGGTATAAATCGTTTGAGTTCAGGAAGCGAAGTAGAAACAATGTGCATCCATGCGTTCCACCTTTGTCCGTCATGGTCTCTGGATGGAATTGAACAATTCTGCCCTTGACAAGTTCCGCTTTTATTCTCAGCCTTGCATTTCACACAGCATCCTGCGCACTCAGAGGATAAATGACAAAGGATGCAAGCCTGTTCTTTACTAATTCCATAATCCAAGTTTAAAGACAGTTGAGTTTCTTTCATTGATTATTTCTCCTTCTTTCAACTAATAATTCTAATCGTTTCTCACACTCAGCACACTCGATTTTCTTGCGCTCCAGTTTCTCTCTAAACTTAACCAGCTCCTCATCCGTGTTCTCGTCAAAGAACAGATTGTTCTTACGGTTGTGTTCTATGTATTCATTCATCCTGCGTTCTGCTTTTGTTATCTGGGCTTTTGCAGAAATCAGTTTAGATAGGCAGGAACTCACCTCAAGCGACTCTCCTGAACGCTTGTCGTAGTAGTAAAAAGAAGTGTACACATCATTCCTCGGATACTGGCATTGCAGTCTGGCCACCCTCCATCTGATTACCCACATCCTTCTTTCGTACACTTCACGAGGAAGGTCGTAGGTGTATAGGGTGACAGATTGATGGCCGTAACCGTAGCAGATGCTGATTTGCACCCAATTCTCGATTTTCAGCTCCTTTTCAGCTTTGGCCAAATCCTTTGCGAACTGATAATAATCACTCAAACTTTCTTGCTTTCCCATATCATTCAAAGCTCAATTCAAGTTGTTGCCAACCTGGTTCTCTGTATTTGCGATTCGTCTGCATAAAAGCTTTCCGTAAGGCTTCAGCAATCTTATCACGCATTTCTTTAGATACATGTTTCTTATCAGCCTCACTGTTCATTTGGAGTATCTTGTTAAGGCTTCCGTTTATTGGCTTTTCGTCAAAGAACAAGCTGTATTCAGTAAATATCCGGCTACAATCCTTTGCAGCTTTCTCTTCTTCCGCATCCTGGTATCGCTCTATTACTGTTTCCTGGGCTGCTCTCAAAATCCTTTGTCCTCGGTCGCTCCTGCAACCATGCCATTCATTCTCGAATATGACAGATATTGCACGTTTCTTGCGAATCTTACCTATCTTTGCCCATCCATAATACACTTTTAACTTTCCCATCTCACTTATTAATTACTATTGCTATAGTTTTAGTTCCAGTTCCGCTTTCCTTGAAAGTGCCTTCTTCAATCTCGAATTTCTTCCCTCCATTATCCTCCAGCCATTGTCTAAAATCCTTACACTCAGATTCACTTCCAAATTCCCAGTGAGGACCAGTTATTGCAGCCAGGACACCGCCGGGATTTAAACACTCATACATACGCCTTACATGCCGAATGTCCTGATTTTTACTGAATGGTGGATTTGCTATAATCTTATCATACTGTGCAATATCACACTTCGTGAAGTCATCTCCAAGAATACGTATATTATCCTTTTTCGATAGAATTTCTTTATTCTCAGGCATAAGTTCATAGCAATCTACAATTACGTCCGGACAGCTTCGATGAATCGCATCTATGATAGCACCAGTACCAGCACTGGGTTCCAGAACCTTTTCATCATCGTGCACACCACCGGCCAACATAACCAGCCAGTCGGCTACTTCTGGAGGTGTTGCAAAAAACTGGAAGTCCTGCTGTAAATTGCACCGCTTACCTTCATGAAGAATATTGAATACTCGTTCTGCATTAAATGGAAATGTAAATCCTTGCACCTTGCCACCCATCCAGCTACCTCCGGCTTCTTCAATCCATTTTTTAGCTTCTGCGTATGATTTCTTATTAAATTGTACTTGAGGAAGTTTCATCACATTATTTTCAAGCGTACAATGTTTAAGAATATCCTCAACACTCCATTTACTTCCAGAATCATCCTTATTGCGCTTGTTGTTCTGCTCCAGTTCGTCACACCCCAACAGACGGTTCAACGACTTCTGTACTTTCACACTTATTTCTGCCATCCTTGACATCCATTGCAGGATTGCAGTCATAAACTCCAAATCCACATGTCCGGTCTCATCGTAAATGTTTTCCCGGTCTATCAATTCCGGAAGGTTATCCATGAACATGAAGCTACCATACAACGCTTCGATTAAATTCTTTTTTTTGTTCGTCATAACTTTTCTGTAAATAAATTCTTGTCGTATCAATACTTCCGTGTCCTAAAAGGTCTGCCAACTGTACCACGTCATTGTTCTTTTTCAGATACATTTTAGCGAAGAAATGCCGAAAAGCATGAGGATGCATCTTGCTTCTATCTATTCCGCACTTATCGCCCCAGTCTTTCATTGATTGGCACAAGCTTCTCTGTGTCAACCTTCCGCACTTACCTACTGCGACATATCCAGTCTTGTGACTCTCCTTTACGTATGCTTTTACTTCCGCCTGTAACTGCCTGCTGAAAAAGAATCTCCGGTACTTGTTTCCCTTTCCCTTTAGAGTGACTTCACCGGAAAGGATGTCCTCCCATTTGAATTGGAAGAACTCGCTTACCCTCGCCCCGGTTGTAGCCAGTATCTTGATGAAGAAGTACCTGTCCCTGTTAGGACAAGTTTTCAAATACTCAAGCAGCCGGTTGTATTCGGCTTCTGTCGGAACATTCTCCGTATTCAACTCCTTCTTGAACTTCGGGCGCTTCAACTCTATTGGCTTTTTCATCCATTTGCTGAAACGTTCAAGTGCGGTAATTCGTAGGCGTATTGTTCTGGGAGACAATCCCTCATCCTCCAGCATCCGTACAAAACGCTTGTAATTGTCAACTGATACCTCGTTGGCGTATTCGAAATATTTCTTAATTGAAAATGAATATATTTCAAGAGTGTGTGGAGAGTAATCTTCATCCTGCGTAAGGTAATACACAAATTCATTCATCAGTTTCATGTTCTTTTCAGAAACATCGCTTAGCTTCTCCAGAGGTTTAACTGATTTCTCCTTTCGTGTGCGTGAATATCCAATACCAAGAAAATTAAGGAACCCACATAGAGCATCTTTAATGTATGGCTTATCAGATAATTCAACTGCATTTTCTCTGATATAAGCCTTGTATCCTTTACGGTTCACCTGATAATCACTTTCAAGGAATAACTTTACAGCTTTAATGCTTTTACCAATAACTTCATAGCTTTTATCGGTACTATACAAGTGGGATACGTATTCTATAAATATTTTTTTATTTACGTCTTCCATATCAGTTCCATTTTTGAGGCCGGTTGTTGATTCTTTCTAAGTATGTGGCTATCTTCTTTTCCGCATCCTCACCATCACGCACGAAAATACGTGTATACGTTTTGTCTCCAGGAACCGAAACATATCTTCCATGCTTTTCACGTTCACGCTGCTGGGCGATTTTCAGTTCGGTTCCAGAAGGGTTCTTCTCCAAATCCACTTTACGTGGAAGCATTGGGTCATTTTCCGTTATCATTTTGCAAGATATTTGTTGATTATGTTACTCACTACAAGTCCGGCTTCATCACACATCCCGGCAAAGTTGTCAGACAATGAAGCGTTTTTCTCTTCATCCGGTATTCGTACTATGCTTCTCAGTTCTTTCAGTACGCGTTTCACCTGAAAAACTACCTGAGCATCTATTCCGTTTGATTCAAGTTCAGACTGGAACTCCAGTGCCGCACCCTCAAGTAAGTCTGAATAGATGAACAGCTTGTGCATCTTGCGAAGCATTTCTACCTTGAACTCCGGGGTATAGTCCTGAAGAAGTTCTCCCAAGGAATGCGGTTCCACCTCTCTTTCAAGGGAGTCAATCTTGTTCTTGATTTTCTGTGCTTTGGCAAAGTTCATGGATGAAATCAAGGCGATATACTTCTTTCTCAGTTCATTGAGCTTTCTTTCTGATTCTTGTCTTGTCATTTCTCTACTTTTCTGATGATTAAATACTTTGGCTCACCCTTGCGGAGATTGCTTAATGTCTCCTCGTCAACCTCTGCTTCTGTGAGTCCGTTCACGTTCATGTATTGTGGGAGACGGTATTTCTCACGTAACCTCCTGATCAGGTTCCAGTCACGAGTTACCCAGTTGATTGTGATTTTCATATCATTTTCTCAGACTTTCACCGCTGAAGAGGACGGTTTTCGTTATCGCCCTCAGCCGGTCAATGGTTCTTTCCCCATATTTCTCTCTCAGCTCGTCTATCGTGAGATTGGTGGTCAGGATAAGAAGCTTTCCTTTCTTCTCGGCTTCGTCTGCCAGCTCAGCGAATGCAAGCCTTTTTTCGCCGTATTTGACGCTAAGATTCTCTGTTCCTATATCGTCAACGTAGATGATGTGTTTTTGCTTCACAGCGTCTAAATCTGCATTCATCTGCTGTGCATCGTAGCAGCTTACCACCTTGCGGCAGTAATGGTTAAGAACCAAAGGAAGAATCTTTCCGCAGATAAGGGTCTTTCCGCGTCCGCAGTTGCCGAAACACAGAAGTCCGCGACCTTCATTGCCGGCCAGCCAGCCTGCCACTTCTTCGTACTCAGGAAGCCATCTGGCATTTTCTCCAGTGAAGTACCTGATACCGGCCCAGAGAACTCTTTTGGCATCCGGAACGGTTATCTTTACGACGTTAGGAATAGGGGAGAAACCCGTATCTTTGAGCCGTTCGATTGTCTGTTGAAAATTTATCTGTTCCATGTTTACCAGCCTTTCTTGTATTTTCCCGGTGAATTATCCTTCAGAACTATGCCTACATCTGTTTTTGAAGGCACTTTCTCACGACTGGCCCAGGTCGCCAGCCGTCTTGGAAGCTCCCAGGTCTTTTCCAGTTCATAGCGCATCTTGGTTTCTGACTTGTTAAGCTCGCTCCAGTAATCGAAGAAAGCCCGAATCATTTCTTTCGGGTACTGACTGACATAAGGGACTAACGACTGGTAGAAGGATTCTTTCCTAGAGAGAGTAGCGGCTTTAGCCGCGTCTTTCTTTGCTACTACGTTAGTAGTAGTTTCTTTAATAATATTCTTCTCCTTTATTTGCTTTGTGTCACCCGTGTGTCGCTTTTCTGGCTCTTTGGCAGGGTGTGTCACCTGCTGTGTCGCCACTTGTGTCATTAGCTGTGTCACTTGCATCCGTAAATTATTGATTTCCTGAATGATATTTATGTCACTCATTGTGTCATTGCTTGTGTCACTTACTGTGTCAGACTCTGAGCCATTATACTCATTGTACTTTACCAAGGTTATTACATTCATTCCTTGTTCTTTGGAAAGAGTTATCATGTTCTCTCTTCTCAGAAAGGCAAGAAACGTCCGTACTTTCCTCTCAGACCATTTCCAACGCTTTGATAAGAATCTTATGGATGCAGGATATTGTCCTCTTGTATAAGAGACTTCTCGACCTCCGATACTCTCCATACGGGGCGTTGCCTCAAATCGTGCTGACTGAATCAAGTCAAGCCACGCTTCGCAACTGCTAAAAGTCCGGGCTTCATTCCACATATCATTCGAGAAGAACTTGCGGCTTAGTTTTATATATCCTTCCATAATCTTAGAATCTTACGTTAGTCAACTGTCTGCTATTGGAGTACACGGCCCATTTACCGTTTCCGCTATCCACCAGGCGTAAATCCTTGACTTCGCCAAATCGTTTCAGATTCCCGCAAAGGTCAACGATCCAGCCAGCCTCCTTGTTAGGATGCGGACGGATGGCACGACCGACTATCTGATACCAAAGAGCCAGTGACATTGTCGGACGGGCCATGACAATCGTATCCAGTTCAGGATAGTCAAATCCGGTAGTAAGTACACCTACGTTGGCTACAACGGGTATCTCTCCGGCCTTGAACGCTTCAAGGATATGTTCGCGTTCTTTTTTCGGTGTTTCTCCTGAAACGATGGCTGTTCCGGGAATGGACCAGGTGAGACGTTCTGCTTCTTTCAAGAAACGGGTGAAAACCAATATACCTTTTCGTTTTACACCGCTCTTGGGATTCATAAGCCTTTGGACGATGCTCACCAGAAACCCGTAGAAGTCGATACGCTCATACTCTTTCACTACAGACTTGTCCGTGTAGTCGGCTCCGGTAGTGTTCACCTTCAGGTTAAGTTCGTTCCATCCCAAAGGATTCATCGGATAATAGTTCAGCTTCGAAAGATACCCCATATCCAATAGAGTAGAGATTTGAACCTGATAGATTACCTCAGAGAACACGCACGGGCGTGTGCGTGTGATGAACTTCAACATACTGCCGAAATCCCTGCTTGATGAAAGCCGGTAAGGCGTAGCCGTCAATCCAAGAACTTTACATTTCAGCATCGAAAGAAATCTCTTGTACATTCCGTCTTTCGGGTTAACCAGATGGCACTCGTCGATGATGATATTCTGAAAATGCTGGAAAAGTTCCGGATGGTTGACTACGCTTCCGATAGTGGCGAAAGTTATTCTTGAAATCTCCTTTCGCCCGAATGAGGCAGAGTAGATGGAACAATCCAGAACACCATACGAACAGAGCTTCAGATAGTTCTGTTCTAGTATCTCCTTACTGGGCTGAAATACTAGCGTGTGCCCTTCAAGACGGCTGGCGATGTCGGCTATCACAAGACTCTTGCCGGCTCCGGTAGGCAGTACCATGATGGCATTGTTCTTCTTGGCCCTGTTAGCAAAGAAGCTGACTGCAGCATTACTGGCCTTCTGCTGGTAATCCCGTAAAACATAACTCATAATCCTTTCTCCTTACTCAGTTTGTCTCCCAAAGCCTTGTAATACTTGGTGAGTTCTATTAATTCAAAATCAGTCCATTTCTTCGCCTGGCTTGCTCTCCATGCCAGCTTGTCGAAGCGTTGCTGACCGATTTTTGATTTCAAGTTTTTCTCGTAATGTATCAGATGGTCTGCGCTGAAACGGTTGCACGCCCGGCACTCTGCGTGGGCATTGTCCTCGTCAAAGCGTGTAGCCATGTGGCGGCGCGAATGGAAGTGTCCGCAATCTGCCTGTTCGTATGGCTTTATCTGGGCGCATGAGATACAACGGAAATACCCGTTCGGCATACAATCACGAAGCCGGATATAGCGGCTGAAAACTTTGTCGAGTTTGGCCACTAAATCCGGCTTCTTTTTAATCTTGATACCTGCCTTATCGAATAACGGCAAAGGCTTTTCTTTCTTCTTTTTAGGTTTCTTGATGTAATACATATTTATAAAGCCTTATAATCATTCATACTACCCCAATAACCATATATTTCTTCATCACTCTCACC